CGACGGTCACCTGGTGACAACTGCATGAAAGGCACAAACGAGGCCGATCCTAGAATGACCACCTGTGTAAAGGACTTATAGTTCATTCTTAGGATATGCTTTTCAAGGTATTCTTGATAGTCTTTGGCCGCAGCATCTTGATTGACCATATTACCTTCACAATAGATTTCGAAGATATTAGGTTTGGTACCACGGATAATTCTGTACCGCTTGTTATTGGAACTAAACTCAATCTCAACCGCACAGTTCTTACCGTTGACCGAGTTTACCACATTACCTTTGTTCACCTTACGAAAAGGTTTACCGAACAAGGCAAAAGTCAATGCGTCGAGGAAGGTTGACTTCCCCGACCCATTGTGTCCCATAATAAGGGTATTCTTGTGTGTATCTAGTTCGATTTCTGTCCACTGATTACCGGCGGACAGAAAGTTCTTCCACTTGACATAATGAAACGTTATCATCAATAATCTCTTGTTGGTACCTTACCTTCTAGTAAATCCTTGATTTCTTCACCGGAAAGCGTCTCATACATTATAAGCCCTTCCGCTAAGGTGTCAAGGTCTTTTCTTTTCTCTGTGAGGATTTTCTTAGCAGTAATATATCCATCCTCTACCAGATCAAGGATTTCACCATCAACAACCTTCTGTGTTGCTTCGGCAATCTTAGGTGTATGGAACATATCAGCATTAGGTGTTGAGTATGCCATTCTACCTAGTTTCTTGGAGAATCCATACTCGGTAACCATAGCACGAGCCAACGAGGTTGCCTGCTGAATATCACCAGATGCACCAGAGGATACCTTGTCTTGACCAAAGATCATTTCCTCTGCTACACGACCACCCATTGCCATAGCAAGATTGGCGATCATTTCATCATAGTGCATGGAGATTTTATCACGCTCTGGTAGAGATTGAACCATACCCAATGCACGACCACGAGGAATGATTGTTGCCTTATGAATTGGAACAGAACCAGGCATGTTGAGTGACACTAGAGCATGTCCAGCCTCATGATAGGCAGTCATCTTCTTTTCTTCTTCTGTCATCATTAGGGTGCGACGTTCTGGTCCCATTAGGATCTTATCACGGGCATCCTCAAACTCAAGGTTTGTAACAATACGCTTTGAACGTCTTGCTGCTAGTAGTGCCGCCTCGTTTACAAGGTTGGCTAGATCAGCACCAGAGAACCCTGGTGTACCTTTTGCTACTCGCTTTAGTTCAACGTCTGGACCGATTGGAACCTTACGGGTGTGAACCTTTAGAATTTTCTCACGACCCACAAAGTCTGGATTTGGAACAGTAATCTGTCTATCGAAACGTCCAGGGCGGAGTAAGGCCTTATCAAGGACATCAACACGATTGGTCGCAGCAATAATGATAATACCTTCATTGTCATTGAAACCATCCATTTCAACCAGCATAGCGTTTAGTGTCTGATCACGTTCATCGTTACCAGAGATACCATTTGCTCTTGAACGACCAACGGCATCGATTTCGTCAATGAAGATGATACATGGAGCGTTCTTCTTTGCCTGTTCAAACATATCACGGACACGGCTTGCACCGACACCCACGAACATTTCAACGAAGTCAGAACCAGAGATAGAGAAGAAGGGAACACCTGCCTCACCAGCAACGGCACGGGCAAGCAAAGTCTTACCAGTACCAGGAGGACCAACGAGCAATACGCCCTTTGGAATCTTACCACCTAGGCGTTCGAACTTATGTGGGTCTTGTAGAAACTCTACAACTTCTTGTAGGTCTTCCTTGGCTTCATCAACACCAGCAACATCTTCAAAGGTCTTGCGGCCATGTTCTTCGGTAAGTAGTTTGGCCTTAGACTTACCAAGTCCAAGAACACCACCGCCGGCGCCACCCTGTCGGCGTGACAGCATAACCCAAAGACCGAAAAACAGTAATACGGGAAGTAGATTGATCAGCAGGCCGATCCAAAATCCATTTGCACCTTCTTCTTTGACTGTGATATTTATTTTGTGTGCTTCTAATCTAGGAAGGAGATTACCGACACCAGTAACCGTAGTTGAAAACTGTCGATTATCCATAAAATGGCCGACAATATCTTGACCGATAATTGTTACATCATGGACTCTACCTGCATCAACTTGTGCAACAAAGTCAGAGTAACCGATTTCGGATACTACCTTTTGTTTCGGGCCGTCTAGCATAACTGCCATCAACACGATAGTCATAAGCAGTAGCAAAACCCATGGTAAATGTTTTTTCATCATATCAAACCTCTAGTGTGTTATTAGACTATTTATACAGTCTCAACCTGTAAGGCCTCATTGTATATGTCCATCATAAAGTGCTTCATTTTGCCGCTATCTAAGGGTAACGTTAGTGTATCGATATACTTACGAAGGATCGTAGGTGTATCTTCCGCTTCGTTTACTTCGTCCATTTCTTCATTCTCTAAAAGAACCGTCGGGTCCTCAACAATAGTAATATCAAGTGGTCCCACCTTATAGATGGAATCAAACAGTAGGTCAAAAGCATATGGATTCGATTTATTAACCACGACCAACTTAACATAAGCATCCTTATACTTAGAGAAATCAGTCTTTTGAATTTTGTCCACAATCTCTGGATTTGCAACGTCGTCATATTTGGCTATCCTAAACATTTTGTGTGGGTTTTGTATAAACTCTAAAACAGATGTTTCCGTGTCAAACACCGAAAAACCTCTGGGATCGTTATAATCATGCCAAGTATATTCCCCAAAAGCGCCAATGTAGGATACATTACCAAGAGTGCTACGGTGATGGTAATGACCTGAATATACCTTATCAAACTTATCAAAGACGCTGCGATCCAATCCATGGTCTGCTATCAATCCTCTATGCATAGTAAATCCATTCAACTCAAGGTGACCCATGAGAACAGATGCTTTTGGTTTTGTGATTGCTTCCATGGCCTCCTCACGGTTAGAATCCGTGATCCATGGCATTATTTGAATGGGGAATCCATCAACAGAAATAAGAGTAGGGACAGAATAAGTATGAATGTGATTATATCGTCCAACCACAAGTTCATCCAAGGCGTTAACCTCATGCGTGTCCTTGTAATAAGAGTCGTGATTGCCTTGAATAATGTGAGTCTCAATGCCTCTCTCCTCTAATGGTTGTAGGAAGTCCTCACGCAGCCGCTTTGACGACATGAAATTGACATACTTACGACGGTCGTAGATATCACCAAGGTGTATAACGTGTTTGATCTGGTTTTGATCGATGTAGTCAAAAAACCAATTCCAACATTTCTTTTGGTACAACTGAAATGCCGGGTTGTCATTTCTGACCCCGGCATGTGTATCAGTTACCATCGCAATCTTTGCCATACCCAATCCTTAAAATCTTGTATTAAGTTTACCGATATAGTATATACTAAAAATATCGACTCGTCAATCTTCTTTGGTAATTTCAATATAGGTTTCCATTTCAGATTGCCTTAACCATCCGAGATTGACCATCCTTTGCATGATCTTTTCTTTACTTTGTCTATCCAAAGGAACAGGCTCCACAATACGGTCACAGAACCATTCTATATTCTGCTCAATCTCTTGCACGATATCATCAACGTCCATTGGACTTGCGGCGTGTCTGTACCGTCCCCATTTCATTGTCATAGTCCAATAGAGCCTTATCGATGGCCTTACGGATGCCTTCAAGTCTCGTTCTATAATTACCACGAACATGGACTCGTTCTTTCTTGTCCTTTAACGAGGTGATCAATGTTTGTACCTGAAATGGTACATCAAACTGATTCTCTTCCTTCATCATCGTCTCCTACAAATCTTTCTAAACCTTCTTTTTTCTCTTTACGTTTTTCTTTCTTCTCGGCCTCTCTTGTTTCAAACTTCTTAATGAACTCATTAAGGTTATCATACATGGTAGAGGACACCACATGGTTGTCGTCAGCATCTACCATTAGAGAAGCATCTGAGGTATCTAGGACACTTTCCTGAAACTTCTTATAGATTATATAGCGATTCTTTTCCTCTTTCGCAATACGTCTATGAAAGGCATAGTAAATGATCTGTGTAAAGTATGCAAATGGATTGCTATACTTGTCCGAGTCAAAGTTATCAAAGTAGAGGAAACAGTTTTCGATGGCATCAGATACCAATTCGTCACGGAAGGAGTAATTCATAAAACGAGGCTTATGGGATAGGTTCTCGGCAATGAGGTAGATACACTTACCTATGTATTCGGAGATACGAGGTTTCTCTTTACCCTCGGCCAAGGCATCTTTACATTGCTGCTTGTATACCTTAATCTCTGCTAAGAACTTTTCGTTATCAACGTAATGGTTCTTCTTTTTCTTTGTAGTCATTATAAACCTCTTGATTGAATAACATTATACACTAAAAAAAGATCCTGTCAAGTGCATTTTATGGCTTGACAGGTTTTAGGAACTGTGTATAATGTTCTCCGAACTTAACCACCAACCTTACCACACCGAGGTGATCGAGCGTAGCGAG